TTCGTATAAATATATACCGTGAAGTATTACACCAGCGGATAACGGGAAATAGTACTCCCTATAAGACTGAATAGTTTTATATACTAAACTGTACTAGGTATAGTATTAAATAATGAAAAAGCTCAAATTTTTATATTTGATTTAGAATGGTTGGGGGTTGGTCGTGTTAGAACAGGCATTGTTTGTTATGGTAATATTTATTATGTGCATGATTTTTATAATGCAAATGCTAAATTGACAACATATATGACACGCGCCTCATTACCAATACGATATCAAATAACTAATGAAGGTACGGCATCTAAAACAAGTAGAATGAAAATGATTTGTGCCACAGCAATTAGTGAAGGTGGATTTGAACAACTTGGAAATCCATATTCATCTGGTTTGGATAGCACAGTTTCCATTACGACAACTGTATATCCTATATTAGGAATTCGTTTAATTGATGATGAAATTAGTAAGAGAACGGCGGCAAAAATAATAGGTGCACAAATTGTGTCTACATCTGGTGCAAATGTAGCATATTATATATATCATTATTTGGCACCAACTGATTCTGATGTAAGCTTTTGTCCAATAATAGGTGGCACTTGGACCACGGTGCCATCCGGTAGTGTAATAGAAATTAACAAATCTGGTACATCATTAGATGTCACAACTGTTATTCCTCGTCCTATTTTTCAAGGATATTTTTCAAATAATGCAGATTTCACTTCCCAGACATTAGATCGTAGTATTCAATTAACATGCGATATTGATGGTAATGTAGATTATATTGTATTAGCTGCTAAAACTTTAAATAACACTGATGATATTGCAGGATCAATACAATGGACAGAATATCCAACGTAAATTAGTTAAATACTTATTATTATATATAGCAATGGAACCTATATATGCAAAACGATCACATTTAGTGGCATTTGGTAGAGAAAGTGTTCGCACTGACGATAAAGATAGAGGAGATAAAAATTTATTAATAGATCCTCCCACATATATCGAAGATGAATATTATTGGTTGAGAAATGATAAGCGAGATAATGAAGAAATTATTTCGTTGTTGAAAAAAGAAAATGAGTTTTTTGAACAAAATATTGATAATGTATTAAGTGAACAATTAAAAATCGATATTATATCAAGAATGGATAAAAATTATGACACTCTTGCTATTCCTCATCATAGTGCTAAATCATTAAATACCTATTTTGCAAGATTCATTGATGGTGAAAATTATAATCAATATTATAAGTTGAACAATGGTAAGGAAACATTAATGTTAGATATTAATGAATTAGCCAAAGATAAAGCTCAATGCGATGTATTGGAATTTACCACCAACTATAATGAAACAATTATGTCATATGGCGTAGATTATAATGGATCTGAATGTTATGAAATTGTATTGATTGATATTGCTTCTGGAAATCGTATTGATACAGTGATGGAAAACGTAATGTATTGTGAATATACATGGCTAAATAACAACATTATCGCATACATTCGAGAAGATGAAAACAAAAGACCTTTTGAACTAGTATTTTACAATATTTTAGACAAATCAAGTCAAATAATTTATACAGAATTGAATGATGTATTAAACTTATCAACAAATCTAAGTTCCGATAATAAATGTTTATTTATATCGTCATCGGATTATGATCAAACAAAAATGCAATATATTATGTTGGACACAGCATCTATGTTGGACACAGCATCTTGGACTTTGATGCCAATATGCGATATTCAAGATAAAGTATTAGTGAATGCTGACTTGAGAGATGGAATGATGTATTTTTTAACCAACAGTAATAATAGTGTGAATTACAAGGTGACTATGGAACCATTATCAAAGTTTAATGGCCTTATTCAAGATCAAAGTTTGTTCACTGATTTGATACCTTATAATAAATTAGTAACTATAACATCTATATTTTTTAATGTTCAAGGCATGTTCTTTACCACAACTGTTCATGGTAATGATTATATCAATTATTTGAACGGGGAAAATGTATACACGTTTAATTTAATAGATGATGTCATTGTAACAAAGATGGATACCTGGTCAACAAAAAATTGGCCAAATAATATCAATAAAGTTTATAATATCAGTTTGAGATCGTGTATTATTGATGATGAGCGAATGATTGTCGGTATTGAATCTATGACAAAACCATTGAAAATGATGTATGTAAGTATGTTGAATGGTAAACCGGTAACATCTGTTGCATGGTCTAAAAATATTCCAAATTATGATAAAGATCTGTATGCATGCGAACGTATTCTAGCACCAAGTCAAGATGGTAAAATGATTCCTTGCTCCCTAATGTATAAGAAAGAATTGAGAGATAAGGGTAATATGCCATTATATATGTATGGTTATGGTGCTTATGGTTTAACAATTGATACATTATTTAGTTTTAAGAATATTACATTATTGGATTATGGCTACTGTTTTGTTATTTGTCATATTCGTGGCGGTGCCTTTTTAGGTCAAGAATGGTATGAGGATGGTAGAATGCATAATAAAATGAATACATTTACTGATTTTCATGATTGTAGAAATCATCTTGTGTCCCTATCGTATATTGATAAAGAAAATGTCACATGTGAAGGTAGATCTGCTGGCGGCCTATTAGCTGGTGTAATGGCATCAATGTATCCAAGTAGTTTTAAAAATATTATTATGGGTGTACCATTTACAGATGCATTAATTACTATGAGTGATTCATCCATACCTTTAACAGTTGAAGAATGGACTCAATGGGGCAATCCAAATATTCAAGCTGATTTTGATTATATGAAAACATATTGTCCATATACTAATCTCAAGGTTGCATCCTATCCCAACATCTATATTACGACAGGTTTCCATGATCCAAGAGTGCAGTATTGGGAAGGATTGAAATTTATAGCTAGGTTGAGAGATAAGAATACGAATGTTAGCGGTAAACGTATTATTGAAATTCAAATGGGACAAGGACACTTTGGTAATGCTGGTAGATACAAGTCTATAGATGAACTATGTAAAAAGTTTGCATTCGTCTTAAAAAATTGATTAATATATTACGGAGATATGGTATATTATTATTGTAATGGATGTTATTAGATTTAACGAACTAAATTTGACAGATATTGTGTCTAATTTAATTAATACAATGTTAGAAGACGATGAAAGTATTAATATTCCGATACCAGATATTTTTCCTATTGATAGAATATTATTAAATAATTTTAATAAGAGAAATATTAATTCAGATAATATTAATGAGATGCTAAGTTTGTGTGATTATTTAATGATAAAAAATACGCAACATTTTATCATATTAAATATGGAACCTGGTGGCGAATATATTATTAGTGATTACCATGCGACACATTATAACATACCGAGAATACCATTTGCAAGTGCGAGCAATAACGATATTTGTGTACATGGTTTAATGAAATATTTAGTAAGACGTGGTTGTAAAAAGGAAGCTCGATTATGTAGAATTGCTGCTCAATATGGACACCTGCATATATTAATTTGGTTGAGAGAAAATGGTTGCATATGGACCGATGATGTGACATATGTAGCAAGTGAAAATGGTCACTATGATGTATTAAAATGGGCATTTGATAATGGTTGCAAATTACATTGTGATGCAGTATATGGTCCAATACGTAAAGGACATTTAAATTGTTTAAAACTATTGGTTGACCATGGTGCTATATTAAATCAAGAACTGCCAAATTTTGCATGTAGATATGGTCATTTGGACATATTGATATACCTGGATAAAAAGGGATTTCCTTTTAATGCAAATGAAGGAACACTTGATTGTATAGCATGTGATGGACATTTACATATATTAAAATATTTACACGATAATGATTATAAATTATCATCAATGGTATATTATGGTGCATGTGATGGTGGTCATCTTAATATTTTATCATGGGCCCTGGAAATAGGTATTCCAATGCATCGTAAAGCTGGGATAGTAGCATGCGAAAATGGACATTTAGCATGTTTAAAATTTGTTCACGATAATGGTTGTTCTCTACCAAAATTTATACCATGTCACGTTGAAACAGCAGAATATGTTGATTGCTTACTATATTTGAGAGAACATGGAACTTAAAAAATTGAATATTTTATTTATGGAGAAAATAATATATAGTGTATAATAATGGGTAAAAACGCTGGCGGTAAACATCAAAAAAGTATGAAAAACTCAACTATTGTTGAATCAGTTAATGTTGACGATATTACACCTAATGCTGAACTTGATCATACGTTTGCTGCGCTAGTGACCAAATCATTGGGTAGTAAACGTTTTATGGTAACATTATTAAATTCAAGTTTAGAATTAAATAGTGTATTACCTGGATCATTTAGAAGGCGTGTTAATGTTGGTGATTTTGTATTTGTGCAATATGAAGATGGATTATCAAATAGTAATTGTTTCATATTGCATATTTATTCGGCAGATGAAATGAGAGAATTAGATATTAAAAAACCAGTAATACGTAAAGAAATTGCAGCCGATGATTTTGATGATTTTGAATTTGAAGATATTTAAATTAATTTATAAGAATCTATTTTCTTGATCAATGATATTATAATGATTCAAACTACTGAAATTTTATATTGTATTTTATTAATAGCAATATGTGTGTTAATAATGGTTTATTATAGAGATTCGTTAAGTAACCTGTATAATAGGGGTGTTGATATAGTGAGTGCGAAACCTATCGTGCAACAAGTCATCGTGGTTGATAGCACAGATAATTTATTTAATACGGAATACGAAGTGACTGAAAATGCTAATGATGCCATATCTGATGCATTGAAGGATCTTTAATTGGTATCGGTATTGGTTTAGACGCAACATTATCTAACATATTATTCATTTTATCCATCTCGTCAGATTGTATATTGTAAAACGATGATATTTCTACCAAATTATGGTATTTATTTATGTTTTTTATTATTTTGATTATCACATTATCAATATACGAATTATCATTTGATAAGTAGAATTCTCTTTGGATTGTTTCTCCAATAGTGTGAATGTCGGTACATTGTACACAATCATTAATATTGTCATTTGATTGTTCTATTTCACAAGTACTTATGTTGATTGTGAAAGTTTTATCATTTATATGAATGAACAAGCTTTCTAAATTAAAAAAGGTTTGTTCTGTAGTGTTTTTCTTTAAATTGTTCTCGATAATAAAAAAAGAACCATGTATAGATATTGATTCTTTATTATCATAAAGTTTGTATTTAGTAGGTGTATATATTAATACTGGCATGGCAGGTGATGATGATAATATCATTGGTTCTAAATCGGTAATAATAAAAGACATCGCTTTATAATATTAATATTATTTTATTTTTACTGGTTTACATTATATCTTTGAACGACATGGTTGACACTTTGCCTCCAAATAGTAAGAGAGCAACTAAGATCATGCCTAAGATTACGGTTTGATGCTTTTCATCAAAATGACTCCAGTTAATATATAGACTGTGGAATAATAATAAGAGACCACCGAGAGATACAGCTTTAGCAGATACACTTGGACTTATTATGTTAAGGAAAATTCCCAAATAACATTGTATAGTATAGTATAATATTATTAAAATTATAATATGACGTAATAATATTGTGTCTATAGTTTAATGACCGAAATAAGGCAACTTGCATCATATTATATGCTGAATTTATTTGGTGGCGCAAAATCAACTAAAAAATGGACTACTCTGTCACATAATGGTGTTGTGTTCCAACCACCATATAAACAACATAATATTCCAATCATATATGATGGTAAATCCATTATGTTACCTCCCCTGGCCGAAGAATATATTACATTGTTTACACGATATGTTGATACAGAATATTATAAAAATAAAGTATTTAAGAAAAATTTCTTCAAAAGTTGGAAACCTAGTATTAAAGGATTAGGAATTGATAAATTAGAGTTATGTGATTTTTCTCAAATTATAAAACATTTGGATAGAGAGAAAGAGAAAAAAGCAAACATGTCGAAAGCAGATAAAGAATCTTTGAAGCTTGCAACCGATAAAAACGAAGAAAAGTATAAGGTTGCGATCGTCGACGGCAAAGAACAACCCGTAGGAAATTTTCGTTTAGAACCAGCCGGTATTTTTATAGGCAGAGGATGTCATCCTAAACTTGGTACTATTAAAAAACGTGTTAATAGTAAAGATATAACAATTAATATTGGCAAAGGAAATACATTACCTTTACCTAATGGTGAAAAGTATGGCAAAATTGTTCACAATAATAAGGCAGAATGGTTGGCTAGCTGGCCTGATGTTATTAGTGGTAAAACTAAATACGTATGGTTAGGTCAACAGTCCGAATTTAAAGCCCAATCAGATCAAGATAAATTTGATAAAGCTCGTAAATTAGGTAAACATATTGAAAAAATTAGAAAGGAAAATACAAATAATATTATTAATGGTACCTTGACAGTAAAACAATTAAGTACTGCATTATATTTTATTGATAATTTGGCATTAAGAGTTGGTAATGAAAAAGGGTCTGATCAAGCAGATACAGTTGGTGTTACCTCATTAAGATATGAACACATTATGTTAAAAGGTAATAATATTATTAAACTTGATTTCTTAGGAAAAGATTCTATTAGATACGTGAATCAAGTAACGGTTAGTGAGAAAGTATATGAAAATTTGGAAAAGTTTATGAAGGACAAGGTTAATGGCGATGACTTATTTGACCTATTGAATTCTAGTGAACTAAATTTATATATTAAATCATTAATGCCTGATTTTACCGCTAAAGTATTTAGAACATATAATGCATCATATACTTTTCAACAAGAGATTGATAATATTAATGAAAAATATAAATCATATACAAAGAATGATAAAATGGATATGTTATTGAGTTCATTTAATACGGCTAATGCTAAAGTTGCATTATTATGCAATCATCAGAAAGCAGTTAGTAAAAGTCATGATGAAGGAATGAAGAAATTAAAAGATAAAATGTTATCTTTTAAAAAGGATATTGAAGATTTGATATCCAATGGTAACGATAAATCAAAAAAAAAGATTAAAAAGTTGAAAGATCAAGTTAAGAAATATAAAATGAAAAAAGAATCAAAAATTGAATTGAAAAATATTTCTTTAGGAACATCAAAAACTAATTATATTGATCCTAGAATTTCTGTCGCATTCTTAAAAACTCATGATATTCCAGTTGAAAAAATATTTTCACAAACGCTGAGAGATAAATTCTTTTGGGCGTTTGAAGTAAATGGCGACTATCACTTTTAATTCAGTTAAATATTTTTTTATCAATATTTATCTCATATGCTTGTATTTTGAAAACCATTGTATTTTGGAAATGATGATAGAAAGGATGACGGAAATAAGAACAAGCGCATCTATAATCTCTAACAAAGTATCCATCGCTATCAGTACCACATTGACATGTTTTAGTGCGTGGTACGATTAAATCCAAATAGTTTTCGTAAGAATTTTTTAGTTGTGTTCCAGTTGGATCACGAATACTGATAGTCATTTTATTAATATGTCCTAAATTGTTAAATTTATAAGATTTATCATTAAATTTAGATGTTGTATAATAAACATGTGTATTTTTACAATCTGGAAACATAATTGAGAAAGATTGTTTTACGGCTTCATTAGTAGAATATTCATTTGCGTAAGAAAATTCATCAACATACAATAAATTATATTTATTTTCCATTAAATTAAATGTTTGAACAGAATATTCATATATGGCTGCTGAATACGTAGTATTGGAATCATGAACATCAATTGGTAAACTTTCACCATCAGCATCAAATGTAAATGATGTCTCATACACTTTTGTAATTGCTGTAGGATATGTTGTTTCCACAGCAAATTTAATGCATCTAGTAAAAACAGTGTCATTTAATGTATCAATAACATCTATGACGGCGAAAGATCCACTAATGTCAGTAGATGATAAATCAAAGAATTCGTTACGAGATACATCTTCTAAATATCTAACGGTTAGATAGTCACTAACGTCTAAAGTTAATGATCTCTTTAAAAAATAATAATTGATTGGGAGAACTGCAGATTCTAACTTTACACTTTTAACTCTATCGAAATTTCTGGTAATATTAGCATCGTTAGAATCGAAAGCATTAAAATATACTTTATATGAGAAAGGATTTGGGTATTTATCAATATTGCGATCAATCGAATCAACTACTACAAAATGGTCTTGTAAAACTTCATCTGTTTTTTTCTCAGTAATATTGTTTTCAATAAGATGCGAAGTATCAAAATCTTTGTCAATAGTTGGTCCGTCTTCATCATCATATTCATCACCTACCAAATTTGTTCTATCCAGGTCTGGTGCCTGAATTGAATTAAATAAATCATTCACATCATTTTCTAATAGTTGCATTGATGATTCGGTAGGCATCGTGTTTAGATGATATTGAGGAATATGGTGTGATTTCAAGGGTAATTGTTTACCAAAAGTATTACCAATTATTGGTAATGGTGCTTGTACATTATAGGAATCAATGCTATCGCTATAATCATCGTCGTTGCTTTGAAAATTCATTGATCTATATAAATCTTCTGGATTAAAATTAGAACTCATTTATAATAATAATGTAAATATTATTTCTATTATTTTATACTTAATAAATTAATTATTTTTTCTATCATAATAATAAATCTTAGAGATTGACAGACACCGGTTTTAACTGTTCCATATGAAAACAGTTTACATGGCAATCTTTCATCATTAGGAGAAACTATATCATTGTTGTTAACACCATATTTTTCATAAAAATAATTTTCTAAATCGGAAGTTGTTGTGAACCAAAATGATGGTACCGGTTCATATGGTAATGCAAGGAATTCATCCATAGGCATGGTTGTCAGACCATAAAATAGTTTATAATCGGTTCCAAGAATAGTTATTATTTCAGCTCGATCTCTCTCAGTAAAGTTCATTGATAATTAAATATATGATAATTAAGTATTCATAAATCAATTTTTAACAACTGTGTACACCAATGATAACTTGTTTACACTTTAGACAATGTTTATGTTTATCGGTTCTATTACAAGCGACACAATGTTTATGATATTCTTTGTTATTAAATGTATCGGAACATACGTTACAATGCATATGATGATTCACTTTATTACATCCATCCACTTTACAATGTTTATGATATTCATTATTGGTATTGATAAATGGACATTGTGTACAATGCTTATGACTTGACAATAATTCACATCCTTCTATTGAACAGTGTTTATGATAATCATTAACTAAATATGTTGCTTGACAAGTTTTACAATGTTTATGAGCATCTACTCTATCACAATCCTTTTTTACACAATGTTTGTGATATTCATTGGACAGATATATGACTGAACATGTGTCACAATGTAAATGAAAATCTAATCTTGAACATTCCTTATGTGTACATTTATAATGATTGTGTGGACCAGTGAAATCACATCCTTCTACTTTACAATGAACATGATATTCTGTTCTATTTTCATAGGTGGCTTTATCACCATAATAATCATCATATTCGCCATGATTTCCGTCACAGGTCTCAATATCTTGAGGATAAAATATATAATCACATTGTTCACAGTGACCATGATTGCATCTTATTTTGCATCCAGTTTCCAGACAATATATTGCTTCCATCTTACAATTTATACTATATGTCAATATATTGTTCAAAAATTAATTTTTAAATTATTTTTGTATTGTAATGAATTTTGTATTAATGTTATCAACTTTTGCTAAAATATTATTTATATTATGCATAACGCTATTTTTGAGTCGATACATTCCTCCTCTAAAATTGATATTTAAAAGTCGTATGGTGTTGTTTGGGATTATAAATTATATGGCAACTCTCATTATGACGAATGACATCAATCTAAATCAGTTGCCATATGTTGGTTTTATATTCATATATATTGATTATCTCATTGTAAAATATTTTGAAATAGGACAAATTGTATTAAACTATATGCGATAAAAAATTGATTTTGCATTCCATTGTCACTATTTAATAGATTAATAATGAAGATTAATACAGTTTTGGAGAAAATTAGGAGTGCGAACGAAGCACACAGAATAGATATCGAAAACTTACTTATTGATTTGAACGAAGCATATGAACTAGCATTATGTAAAGAAAGAGTATCATTAATTAAAAAAATTGCTAAAGTAGTTAATATGCAACCAGAAGATGTTGAACATGCAATCCTACCAAAAAAGAAGAGACAATGTAATGCCGAACGTTTAAAAGAAATGAAAGCATTGCATGAAAATCAAACATTATCATATGTTCCGATAGAGTTTGAAGGTGTCGAATATTATCATGAAGATAAACCAAAGGGTATCGTCATACAGTCTGTCGAAGGAACCCCTACTATTGTCGGATATATGAATGAAGGAGAAATTGTATTTCTAAATAATTAACCCATTAATGTTTGATAAAAAATAATATATTTTCTTTTATTATGAAATGAGCAAAAAGTTTGTACCTAATAATGAAGACAATAAATGTGCTGCCTCAAAAAAGCATGATGGTGTGTCATGTTATACAGTTGAGTCACTAATTAGAATGGTTGTTGCCTATAATGTGAAATGTCATAAGGAAAAGGTTGGTACAGCCATCGTGATCAGAGAAAATAAAAAATATTTAGTAAAAGAATTAACTAATGCTTTAAAAGATGTATGTTCTGATCAATTATGTTGGATGACCCAAGATTTTGTCAAACAATTGAATGATGCAGAAATTAATTCTAATACATTTAGACCAAAGATTACTCAAGGTCGCTTTGATTGGTTAAATACTACAAATATTGCTGAAGTGATGGAACAATATGAGCATGTTTACAAAGATTTTAAATTCATGGGAGCTGTACCAATGGATTTTGATAAATTACCATATTTGAATATACGTAATATGAATTGCAATCAATTTAAAAAGGATGGAATTAAAAGATTAGGATTTATTTTTAATTTAGATGAATCGTGGCAAAAAGGATCCCATTGGGTAGCTATGTTTGCTGATATTGATAAAAGTGAAATATATTATTTTGATTCTTATGGCACTAAACCAACAAAACAAATTAATGAATTGGTTAATCGTATTGCAACTTGGTGTTATAAACACAATGTGGCAAACGATTCTGGAAAAAAAAGTAAAAAAACCCATATTGATAACATAGTAAATACTATTAATTATAACAAAATCAGACATCAATTTAAAAACTCAGAATGTGGAGTATATTCTATTAACTTTATCTTAAGATTATTGAAGGGTGAATCATTCAATCACATATGCGAAAATATTACTTCCGATGATGATGTTAATCAATGTAGACCAGTATATTACAGGTTTAAATAATATTGTTTATTGTTTAAAAAGAAAAATATATGGTGAAATAATGAGTGATATTGGTGGTTTTATAAACGATATATCTGATAATTCCATGTATGTCGTATTAACAGATGAACAAAGACAAAAATCTATAAATGATCAATTTGAATCTTGGATGAAAGTATGTGATGAATTATGTCGCGACATACATGAAGAAGATGCATGTAATAACGTGATAGAATTAGATGGTGCGATTGATGACTCTGACTCTGATTCCAATGTGATGGCAGATGATGAAAAAGATGATTCTGACTCTAGTGAAGACAACTCTGATTCTGACTCTAGTGAAGACAACTCTGATTCTGACTCTAGTTCCATGGAGGAAGACGATGACACAGTTCCCGCAACTCAACTCATGGAAGCTAATATTTTGGAAGCAATATCTCTTTTATTAATAACATTTCAAGATGAAGGTCTCGCCATGACCCCTCGTTACATGATTGTACGATTAATTCAAGAGTTACAAGAATTATTCCCGGACCAAACTGCAGATGCATTGATGATTCATATGATGCACCATTTTATATCGGAAAGGATGACAGAACATGTTGATATACTATTAGTAATAGATGGTGAATTGAGTCATGGTGATCAAGCAGCTAATATGATGGTCCAAGTAGATGCTGACGGTAATGAGATTGGTGAAATGATACCGATGAATCAATTTATGATTGATCATGCTGACAGTATGCCACTTAATATTTTAAATAGTGTGATGGAATTAACTAATTTAGCTAACAATATCGAATTACCGCAAAACTTTACGATACAAACAGTTGAAGATATTGAAAGACGTAGTGTACAAGCTCCAACTATATCACAAGATGCATTATCTAATTTGTCAGAAACACAATATTCTTTATTAAAGGATCCAGATAAATCGTGTCAAATTTGTTGCGAAGATTATGTTCCGCATGATACAGTCATTAATTTATCATGCAATCATATATTTCATAAAGAATGCGTAACTTTATGGTTAACGGGTTGTAATAGTTGCTGTCCTCTATGTAAAGAGAAAGTCGAATAAATAAAAGAAAAAATTGATTAAAACTTGTATTAAAAATAAACTATTAAATATATTAATGAATGAAGAAAATAAGAATTTGATTGATGTTGCTAATAATTTAAAGGTGTCAATCAATGGTACATTTACTAAATTATGTAATGAATTATTAAAGCGCAATAATTCATCTCATATTGCATCACCAAAAAGTATTAAAACATTCACTAAAAGTAAGTTATCGATGGAAGATTATATAAAGTTACATGACAAAGATTTTGAAGTATTATCTTTTAAGAGAGTTGATCAGAGAGATGAATATTATAGAGATTATTGTGATATTACATATGTACCCGATAAATATTTGGATATATGGAATCAATATAAGTTTTTGGAAGCAATTCCTCAACCAGTTCAAAAATCAGATGCATGGTTTGCCGCTAGAGACTTAATTATTAGTGCATCATCCGGTGCTCAAGCTATAGATGAAAGTAAATATGAAGGTTGGTTTGCAATGGTTATTGCTAAATTAGGATTAGGAGAACCATTTAAGGAGAATTTTCATGTTCATCATGGTAAAAAGCTAGAAACTGTTGCAACATTGTTATATGAATATATTTATAATGTTAAGATTGGAGAATTTGGTCTAGTACCGCATATTGCTGAACCAAATATTAGTTTTCTTGGTGCTAGTCCAGATGGTATTTGTACAAATTGTACCCTAGATGGTAAATTCAGTCCTCTCGTGGGAAGAATGGTTGAGATAAAATGTGTCACTACAAGACAATTGAATATTACTGGTCCAGAAAATATGTGGGTCAAAGGAGAAAAAGATATGGCAATCTGTCCACATATTTATTGGGTTCAAATGCAACTTCAATTAGAATGTTGTGACTTAGAGGAGTGTGATTTTTGGCAATGCAAACTTAAGAACTTTTGGTCAGATAGAACATTACGATTGGCTATGGATGATATTAAACCCGTTCACACTGTTGGTCAAGGTGTCGTTATAGAAATAGATCCTCAACTAGAATATGGAACATTGATTGAGTTGTTACCTATTGACAAAGAGTTGAAATCATATGAAAAGATTGAATGGTTTGGTGCATATATTTATTGCGATAAGTTGGCTTGTTCCTTAGATGAAAAAATATGTTGGGCTCAAGATATGAAACGTAATTGGAAAACATATTATCCCGAATATGCAAAAGATTATACATTTGGAAAAATATTATATTATCATTTACAACAATCACATTGTTACCTCGTGATGAGGGATAGGGAGTGGTTTAAGGAAGCATTACCGAGATTTGCAAAATTTTGGGATGTTGTATTAATGTATAGAAATGATCCAGTTAAAAGACAAGAGTTGATAGATTCTTTAGCATTAAAAATAGTTGAAGCTAAAAATAAGGATAAAGAAGAAAGGAAATATAATAAAACTGGTCTACAAGCATTAGATTCTGATTCTGATTAAAAATTGATTATTTTATTTATTGACATATAATTTATGTTATGACAATGGAACACAATGATCTTTTTATATCACTCGTTAAATAATTGATTCAATATAATGACAGATCTGCAATATATTATATTGATATTATAGAATATGCTATTGATAAAATGATAGATTTAAATAAATTAACAATTGAACCTACTATAAAAGATTATTTGGATTGGTTTTTAGCAATTTATGAACTAAAAACCAATTATAAGAAATCACTATGTTGTGATGGAAATCATTACGTAGTTAGTGGTGGTTGTGCAGAAGTTTCTTATAAACCTAAAATAATACCAAAGTATACTAGTAAAGACATATGTGAATATATATTAGATAATCGTTTATACGACAATGAAGATTATGGTAATCGATTGTTATTATTTAGATCAAAAATGGAATTTGTACAATGGTGCGAAATATTAAATGAAAAAATAGAAATAAGTTTTAGACCAGCAACATAAAAATTGATTATTTTATTTATTGACATATAATTTATATTATTACTTAATGAATGAATTTTTACGTTATAAGACAAATGTTGCTGACATATATATTAGTAGATTTATAACAGGCATTGTTTTAACAGTATTATGTTACGTAATATATTTAATAGTTGATAAATATGGTATGATGCGTGACATCACATATGATGAATTCGTATATGGCGATACTTATGATGCTTTTTAAAATTGATTATTTTTTATTTAACACATAATTAATATATGTATTAATGATTGCAACTCAACGAATTAATTCCGTGTCGTCTAAAATCAAAGACTATGAGGATTTTATTCCAGTTAATGTTTTAAAATGGAAAAATAGTCATTGGAAAACATTATGTCCATATCATTTGAGAACAGATGGTAAAGAGAAAAATGTCAATCCAGGTAATGTTATATTCGAAAACTTTTATCAATCTGCTAAGGCATATGATCGTGTACATAGCATTGAAGTATATCCATCTAGATTTCAAATTGGTAAACCGGAATATTTACAATGGAAATATGAAGCGACAGATAGTGATGGCGACATAGTTTGCGATGATGATGGCAACATTAATATGTATACATATGTCAAATGGAGAAATAGTTTATGGTCTTGTGAACATGCAATTAGATATCCTAATGGTATTCATCGTCGTAAAAATACGCAATTTGCTCTAACAATTTCAAAGAATGGTGTTCAAAAAAAGATTAAATTATTTACAAACTAGAAAACAATTATATTTTAAGGAATATTGTCGATTAATTAGAAAAGTAAATGAATATAAAGAGCTGTTGGAAATGTTTAGAGAAGGCAACAATTTAATGATTGTTGAAATTGATGTGCCCGGTAATGGAAAGAAAGGAAGTTATGGAGAAGATTGTACAACAGATGATGTATGTATTATGTCATTAGATAAAGTAAATGTATTATTAGAAGATCTTAGTGAACCATTTGGTCATGGTCTATGTCTAGTTTATTGTTTGTTGACTGATGAATAAAAATTGATTATTTTATAATTTATAGACCAATATAAATTTATTTAATGGATGAAACAATAGATGACACAAATATTGTTGAAATATTAACAGAAGAATATGTTCATTGTAATGAATATGTAAATGACAAAGTAGAAAAATTAGTAATGACAAAAGTTAAAGCTATGAATTATGGCGATAATATAGTGTATTCGTTATCTAAATTGCGTAGTCATAATCCAAGTATGGTAATACCTAGAGTATTAACTAATATATTTGATATTAAATTGATATGTAAATATGATTCGATTGATTGGTTACGTCATTATTATGAAAAATACATGGATTTTCAATCATCATCCAATGGTCCCCAATTACTGCATAATGATAATGGTAAAATTCATATTATACACTATTTACTAAAAGATATGACAAATGTTGCATGTGAACATGATGCCATATTATGTTTACAATTTATGGCGAACAATAAATTGAAACTCAATATGGATGGTTTAATATATTGCATAAAAAATGATTCGATATCTTGTTTATCTATATTCTTGGATAATTTGTTCGAATTACCTAAATATATCATGGATGTAGTAATTATTAGTCGATCATTATTATGTTTACAATTTTTGTTGATCAATGGTTATAACATTACGTTAAGAATAATATATGATTTAATAGAAAAAAATGATGTGCAAATTTTACAAATGTTACGTGATCATGGTTATCGTTATGATGATTATCATTTATATCATTCAATGTTATGTGAAGCGGAACATAGTGAAAGTTATTTCATAAGTTTGAACATTGTCACAAATGATATAACCAGCATGACATATGACATGAAACAAAAGAGTTTAGATAACGATTTATTTATAAAGTGATTATTATATAATGGGAATTTCTGCTAGTACTCTCGATTCATTCGAAAGTATTAATAATGTTATAACAAACTTGGTATATATGCCACCATCTACAACTCGTGAAGAAATACTAAGTTTACGTAATCACGCAAATACAAATGTATTTAAAATTAAAAAGAATGTCCTGTGAAAATATATCATGGAAAAAATGACGATTTAATTTCTACAGAACATTCATATTATTTAAAATAAAATAAAAGATAAAAGTTTAAAACCAACTTGGTTAGATGCAGATCATAATGATATATTATGGGGAAGAATATTTAGGTTTCTTCAGCATAATTGACCCTAGTTGAGCAATCTCACACTCGGCCACATTAGGGTTGTGAGAATTTTTTATTTCCTGTTCAAATTTATAACTACGTTTAAAT